TATATTGGATCAGCTTCAGATACAGATGCTATAGCAATAGCATCAGATGGTGTTGTGACATTTTCACAAACACCTGTACTCTCTGGTGCAAGTATAAGTGCAGGAACAGCTCCTTTAACAGCATTAGATATAGATGGAGCAACAGACATTGGAGAAGCTATTGTAGATGCTGATTTATTTATAGTAGATAATGGAGCAGGTGGAACTAACAGAAAAGTAGCTGCTTCAAGAATAGTAACATATATAGACGCAAATTCGAGTGCCGCAACAGTAGGAAAAGCTATTGCAATGGCCATCGTTTTCGGCTAAAAAGGAGATAATATGGCAACACCAAATATAGTAAACGTAGCAACAATCAATGCAGCAAATTCGACTGCTTTATTAGATGGTACATCTAGAACAACCGCACTTGATGTTGCAGCTGATACAGTAGCAAAAGTAAATACAATACTTGTTGCAAATGTCGATGGCTCAAGTGCTGCTGACATAACAATCGAAGTTAGTGTGGATAATGGTTCTAACTTTGTCAAAATTGCAAATACAATATCTGTTCCAGCAGATGCAACTTTAAGTTTTTTAGAAAACCCGATTTATTTAGACGAAACAGATTTGTTATATTTTACAGCTAGTGCTGCAGATGATTTAACTTATTTTGTATCTTATGAAACGTTAAACGACGCGTAGGAGGTTTTATAGGCTATGGCACATTTTGCAGAATTGGAATCAAAAACAGATCCAACAGGTTTTACATCTGATACACATTTAGTTGTAAAAAGAGTAGTTGTTGTGGCTAATGATGAAGTACCATCAGATGAACATGTTGATGGTGAAACATGGTGTGTAAATTTTTTTAAAGGTGGAACATGGAAACAAACTTCTTATAATCATAATTTTAGAAAGCAATATGCAGGAGTCGGAATGGTTTATGATGCATCAAAAAATAAATTTTTAAGCCCACAACCTTATGCTTCATGGTCACTAGATGGTAGTGACGATTGGCAAGCACCTGTTACTTATCCTAATGGTGATCAATCAGCTTATTATATTACTTGGGACGAAGATAATTTAAGGTGGCTAGGCACTAAACTTTCAGATAATTCAAATTACAGATGGGACGCGGATAATACTCAATGGGTATCCGTGTAAGGGTACTCTATGACTAATGTTATTTGTAGAACTGGGAATAGAACAAACGGCGGTATAGTCGGTAGACCAAATCCGGCATCTTTTGGAAAAGGTGTCACTACTGAAAAAACATCATCAGGAACTATTACAGCACAATGTGGAACAGGACTTGTTGAAGCTTTAATTATTGCAGGCGGCGGTGGAGCAGGTGGTGGATATGCTGGTGGCGGCGGTGGTGGCGGCTACAGAACCGTTTCATGTATCGCTGTGTGTGGGCCTTTTCCTGTCGTAGTTGGAGGAGGTGGAAATGGTGGAACACCAGGAGGTACAGCTGCATCAAATGGAAGTAATTCAACTGTAAATTGTTGCACTGCTTCAACTGGCGGAGGTAGAGGTGCAGGAAGATCTGGACCTGGAGCATGCGCTGGAGGTTCAGGTGGAGGTAATGCGAACTCTACATCTCCAGGTGCCGCTGGAAACGCTGGAGGTTATACTCCACCAGAAGGAAATGCTGGCGGAGCTGGTCACCCTCAAGGAGGACATGCAAAAGGTGGTGGTGGCGGTGGAGCAGGAGCAGTAGGTGGTGATTCACCAGGACAACCAGCAGGAGGTAATGGTGGCGCTGGTTCAAATGCTTCTCCTTTTTCATGTACAGTATATGCAGGTGGTGGCGGAGGTGGAACCCAAAGTGGTTCTGCTGGTTCTGGAGGTCCAGGTGGCGGTGGTGCTGGTGGAGCTTGTGCAGCTGGTTCAAACGGAAGTGCTAACACTGGTGGTGGTGCTGGTGGGGGAGGTTGGCAAACTAACCCTGGTGGTAGTGGCGGTTCAGGAAGAGTCATAGTAAAAGAATTAAACCAAGCAAGTGGTGTATGGAATTTAAAAACTCACATGAAAGCAATACAAGATGGAAAATGGCCCGATGGGAGTATAAACTTAGGACAAAATTTTGAGTATTTAGTAATTGCTGGTGGTGGAGGAGGTGGTACTGGATATGCAAATGGTGGTGGTGGAGCTGGAGGTATGAGATCTTCTTTTCCAGGTGGAACAAAATTAAATTTAGATTCAGGAACATATTGTGTCACCGTTGGAGCTGGTGGTTCTGTTGCAAGTGCTGGTAATAATTCAGTATTTTCAACAATAACTAGCGCTGGTGGAGGAACATGTAGAGGTGATGGAGGTTCTGGTGGTGGAGCAGTATCTGTCGGTGCAACAGGATCAGCAACTCCTGGAGGATCAGGTAATGTACCTCCCGTAAGTCCCCCTCAAGGGAATCCAGGCGGAACTAACCCTAAAACAGCACCACAAACTGGTGGATTTTCAGGATCAGGTGGTGGTGGAAAGGGAGGCACTGGATCAGCAGTTGTTACTAGTGGTGTTACTTCTGCTGGTGGAGCTGGAGGTAGTGGATCAGCAAATAGTATTTTAGGACCATCAACAACTTACGCTGGTGGTGGTGGAGGTGGTGGAGCGTGTGTAGGAGGCCCTCCAACAGGTGTAGGTCCTGGTGGAGCTGGAGGACCAGGTGGCGGTGGTGCTGGTGGAGCTTCAGGACCAGGACAATCAGCGGGATCGGCCGGTACAGCTAACCTCGGTGGTGGCGGAGGTGGTGCTGGTAAATGTAATACTCCTGGTGGTAAAGCAGGTGGATCTGGTATAGTTATTGTAAGAGCACCAAGTGCTAGAACTTTTGCAGTAACGCCATGCACAAATTCAGCTTCAACACATCCTGGTGGTGATAAATTAGCAACGTTTACAGTTACTGGAACATTGACAATTTCATAATTGATCTAGATCAATTCTTTTTATTATCCTTTACTTTAATTTATACCTAAGTTATAAATATTTTATAAAGACATATGAACCTTACAAACTATTATTGGTATTTCCAATCCGTAATTCCAGAACGTATCTGTGATGATATCGTACGTTATGGAAAACAACTGCAAGATCAAATGGCGGTGACTGGTGGATATGGGGATAGGCCATTAAATGTAGAACAAATTAAAGATTTAAAAAAGAAGAGAAATTCAGATGTTGTTTGGATGAATGATAAATGGATATATAATGAAATACAACCTTATATTAATATAGCGAATGAAAACGCAGGTTGGAATTTTCAATGGGATTATTCTGAGTCTTGTCAATTTACAAAATATAATAAAGGTCAGTACTATGATTGGCATTGTGATGGTTGGGATAAACCTTATTGTAGAGATAACCCAAACGCACTAGATCATGGTAAAATAAGAAAATTATCTGTAACAGTTAGTTTATCAGACTCTAAAGATTATAAAGGGGGTGAGCTAGAGTTTGATCTTAGAAACATGGACCCTGATAAAAAAAGAAATGTTGTTAAATGTAAAGAGATATTACCTAAAGGATCCTTGGTGGTATTCCCTGGTTTTGTTTGGCACAGAGTATGCCCAGTTAAAAAAGGATCTAGATATAGTTTAGTTATCTGGAATTTAGGGTGGCCCTTTAAATAAGAGAGGTATGAAAAAAAAAATAAAATTCCCCAAACAATTAACAAGAGAAGACTTGTTTTCTTGTCCAATATGGTTTGCTGATGAACCTGGTTTTGTTAAAGATTTAAACAAAGCTTCAGATCCATATATTGAAACAGCGAAGAAAAATTTAAAAAAGGATATTAATAAAAGAAATAAAAAATTTGGTGATAAAGGAGATATGGGAAATGTGTTTCATTCAACAACATTAATAGGTGATCCTAAATTTAAAGAGTTACAAGATTATATTGGTGCTACGGCGAATAATTTATTAAATGAGATGGGTTTTGATTTAACCAATTATACTTTATTTACTACAGAAATGTGGGTACAAGAGTTTGCTAAAAAAGGTGGTGGCCACCACACTTTACATACTCATTGGAATGGTCATATATCTGGTTTTTATTTTTTAAAAGCAAGTGAAAGAACTTCTATGCCATTGTTTGAAGATCCAAGACCTGGTAATATTATGAATCTTTTACCAGAAAAAGACAGAACAAAAGTAACCTATGCATCAACACAAATTAATTATAAAGTTCAACCTGGAAAAATGATGTTTTTTCCATCTTACATGCCTCATCAATATGTGGTAGATATGGGATATGAACCATTTAGATTTATACATTGGAACTGTCAGGCAATACCAAAGGTGGTTTTAAATGCAAAATAAAAATATGAAAAACGCAGTTATTAAAACTATACTAGAAACTAATACACTTAAAAATAAACCAAATTTTATTGATAATTTTATAAAATCTAAAATGCAATTGAAAGGGAGAAATGTCATCAAAAAAATCGGCGTTCCAAAAAAACAAATATAGTGTTTTAAAAGGAATTATATCAAGAGAAATAGCAGATTTTGCTTTTGCTTATTTTTTAAATAAAAGAAAGGCAGCTAGATTTTTATTTGATCAAAAATATATTTCACCATTTACCACATATTGGGGAGTATGGAACGATCACCAAGTACCTAATACTTATTCTCATTATGGAGATTTAGTAATGGAAACTTTATTACAGAAAGTAAAACCTGTAATGGAGAAACATACAAAATTAAAATTAAGTGAAACCTATTCTTATGCAAGAATTTATAAAAAAGGCGATGTACTAGCTAGACATAAAGATAGATACTCATGTGAGATATCTACTACTTTAAATCTAGGTGGTGATCCATGGCCTATCTATTTAGACCCTACAGGTAAACAAGGTCAAGCTGGTATTAAACTTACATTAGATCCAGGGGATATGCTTATATATTCTGGGTGTGATTTAGAACATTGGAGAGAAGAATTTACTGGTAAAGACTGTGCTCAAGTATTTCTACATTATAATGACGCTAAAAAGAAAACAGCCAAAGAAAATCAATTTGACAAAAGACCATTTTTA